CACCTATCTCGACGCCGCCGGCGAGGAACAGATCGTTGCCGCCTCGAGCTATCGCGTCATTGCCGGCGGCTTCAGCGGCGCGACGATCCGGGTGAAGCTCGGCCTTGCCTGGCCAGTGGCGGCCTGCGAGCCCGACGCGGTCCGCGTGGATTTCACCGCCGGCCATGAGGCCGACGATCCCGACCTGGATGTGTTCCGCCAGGCCATCCGCCTCACGGTGAAATACTGGTTCGATGGTAATCCCGGCGACGCCATTCCGGACGCGGTCGAACAGCTGATTTCCAACCATCGCTTCGCGCCGCTTTAGTGTCGGGCAAGGCGGCTAGTCCACCTGACCTTCAATGATGACAAGGTTTCCGACCGAGCTGTTCAGTCGAAGTCCAATGATCTTCTGGTACTCAGGCGATCTGTACCATCCTTCGGCAGCCTCTCGTGACGGGAATTCGATTATGACGAGACGCGAGTGCGGCCATGCGCCTTCCAGTAACGTCAGATTGCCGCCTCGCACGATGAACTTGCCGCCGAAAGCTTCGAGCGTGGCTGGAACTGCCTTTCGATATTCGGAAAACATGGATTCATCGTTGGGCGTCTCGGCTGCAATGACGAACGCTTTCATGATCGTCTCCCTGATCGGCCAATCCAACGCGGCTAAGCGTCTGTCTTCAGAGAATACCCAATGTCTGGTTCGGATCACTAGCCATGGCAAAACCGACCGCCGAGGATCTCAAATGGCCGATCACACTTCAGCGGGCGCTGAAGACGCGCAACGGCTTCAATGAGGAAGTCGATGATTGGATCGACATCGCCACGGTGGGGGCGAAGGTGACCGACGCCACCGCCGGCGAGAGCTATCGCGCCCAGGAAGTGGGCGCGCAGATCAGCGCCCGCTTCGTCATCCGCTGGTCGCCGGAGGTAGCCGACGTGGCTGCCGACGATCGCGTCCTGTTCAACTGCCGGCCCTACAACATCACCGCGGTCCGCGAATTCGAGCGCGGGCAATGGCGCGAGATCGACGCAGTGGCGCGGGCGGAGGCTTAACCGATGAAGATCAAGATCGAGGGCCTGCAGGAGATCCAGGCGGCGCTGCAGGACCTATCCAAAGCCACGGCGCGGAACGTGGTGAAGCGCGTGCTGCTGAAGCGGGCGCAGCCGATCGTCGAGGCGGCGCGGACGCGGGCACCGGTGCGCACCGGTAAGCTGCGCGATTCCATCATCGCCCAGGCCCGCGGCGGCAATGCCGGCAAAGCTGCATTCGCCAAGGCGATGCAGGGCGGGGCAACGCGGGCCGAGGCCGGGCGGGCAGCGCGGGAAGCCAACCGCGCGGCCGGCAGCACCGTTGAGGTGGTGATCGGGCCGCATGACGGGGCCTTCTATGCCTCACTGGTCGAGTTCGGCACCCAGCATGCCAGCCCGAAGCCTTTCCTGCGGCCGGCCTGGGACGCCGGCAAGATGCAGGTCCTCGACGGCGTCGGTGACGACATGTGGGCTGGGATCGAGAAGGCGCTCACCCGGAAGGCCAAGAGACTCGCAAAGGCCAAGCGATGAAGCGAGGGCTGTTTTCGCCTCAGAGCCAACCTAAGTGCTCCGAAGTGCGCTCAATGCACGCCGTATACGTGCTGCAAGTGCTGCCTGTTGTTCTTGGGTGACCTCAAGAACACCATTTTCGGCCATGACGGCGTGAAACTGCTGCCGCTCATACGGAATACCGGGCGGCAGAGGAGCTATATGCCAATGGACATGAGCATTGCCCTGATGGCTACCCAGCGACATGAAGTATACTCGCTCGGTCGGGAGCGTCGCTTTCAATGCCTCGGCCACGTCGTAGACAACATCGTTGACTTGGCGGAACAGCTCACGGTCGCCGGTTACATTGACTATGTGGGCACGTGGCGCGACGATCGTGTACCCCAACAGTGTGGGGTACCGGCTGAGAAACGCCACCACGCGATCGTCGGCATAGACTGCCTCGTGCACGTAAGCGGGATGGCCATCCAGATAAGCACAAACAAAACACGGCCCTCGTTGCGAGCGCTCCACATGTGCGGCAAGATCGAATTTCGCCATGATCGCTTCGCCCCCATCTCCGGCCTTACGATTATTCCGCCTCGTCCGGCCTGAGCGCAATGTCCCGACATTTAGTCCGCGCATGTCTCTTAACACCGCATAACTGACACGGCTGCTTCATTTGCGATCGCCCTGTTTTCTCCGAAAACGGGGCGATCTGCGTTTTGACGATCCTCTGGCACCACCGAACGGGACTTCATGGAAGAAGCTCTGATTGCCCGCCTGCTCGGCCTTGAAGCTGTAGCCACGATGGTCGGCACGCGCGTGTATCCCGGCTCGCGGCCGCAGGGCTCAGCCCTGCCGGCCGTCGTGCTGAACCGCATCAGCGGCGGGCCGCTCTATGCCGATGACGGCGAGGTCGGGCTCGAGCAGGCGCGCATCCAGGTCGATTGCTGGGCGGCCAGTTATGCCGGCGCCAAGCTGCTGGCGCGGGCGGTGAAAGCCTCAATGTCGGCCTTCGAGGGCACGGTGGGCGAGACCACGTTTCAATTGATCGAGCTGGATATCGAGCAGGACCTGCGCGAGGGCGGCGGCGATGCCGCGGACTATCCCTTCCGCACCGCGCTCGATTTCCTCGTCTGGGCTGAACGGTAGGAAAGGACACCGATATGGTTGGAAAAGCGCGGGTCGGCCGCAAGATCAAATTCCGGTGGGGCACGCCGGCCGAGGAGATCCCCGGCGTGCGCGAGAAGGGTGTCGCCTGCGCCGGCGAGGCGATCAACGTCACCGCCGACGATAGCGGCGGCTGGCGCGAGCTGCTCGAGGACGCGGCCGAGAACCAGGTGGAGATCACCCTGTCCGGCGTCACCAAGAGCCACCGGCTGGAGGACGATTTCTTCGCCGGCAATCGCACCAAATATACGGAGGTGGAATATGAAAACGGCCGCAAGATCTCCGGCACGTTCTTCCTCGCCAGCCACAATACCACCGGCGTCTATAACGACGCCGTGACCTTCGAGGCCACCCTGCAGTCGACCGGCGTCGTCACTGTGACGCCGGGCATCTGATCCTGCCGCAGCCGCGCCAGGAGTGCATCGGCCTGTTTCAGTGTTTCCTGCGTCTCCACGATCGTTGCACGAGTCACGTCGATCATTCGGCGAATATCCTGGGTCGCGTCGTGCATCATGGCGATGTCCTGACGGGCAAAAACATGAACGTTGCGAACGGCTTCTCGAGCCTCATGAGCTTCCTCTAGGGATGACAAAACGGAGCTCAATGGTTGCCGGCGCATGGCTACCTCCGGTCCTATGGTAGGAGCAAATCGTGGTCTGTCTCAGTCGGCAGCGGGTCACAGGAAGGGATGCCGACAGCAAAGCATTGGCCCGAAGGGCGAGCAGTTCAGCCAGACGTTTTCCAACACATCTTCAACGTCTACCGTATAGAGGAGGTTTCCATGGCGGATCTCGCGATCACCGCCGCCAATGTCGTGCGCGGCACGGGCGCCAAGATCGAGGCCGGCATTGCCGGCGGCGCGGTCACCGCCGGCCAGACGGTCTACAAGGACCCGGCCGACGACAAGTTCAGGCTGTGCGATGCCGACGCCGGCACGGCCGCCGTCCGCACCACACGCGGTATCGCGCTGAATGGCGCCGCGCTCAACCAGCCGCTGTCGGTGCAGTATGAAGGCCGCATCACCATCGGCGCGGCGGTGGTGTCCGGTGGCATCTATGTGCAGTCCGACACGCCGGGCGGCATCATGCCGGCGGCGGATCTGGAGAGCGGGGACACTGTCACCGTGCTCGGCATCGGCGTCTCGGCGACCGAGATCGATCTGCTGATCCACCCGAGCGGCGCGGCGGTGGTGTAGCCATGGCGGTGTTTGAATCCCAGTCGCTGGAGTGGAAGGGGAAGACCTATGTCATCCCCTCCAATCGAATGCTCGGCGCCGTAGCCGAGATCGAGGAGCACATCACGGTCACCGAGATGGTCGTGTCGGCGTTTGGCAGGCCATCGATGGTGAAGATCTCGCGCGCCTTCGGTGGTCTGCTCCGCTATGCCGGCTGCAAGGTCAGCGACGACGAGGTTTACCAGAGCATCTTCGATCCGCAAGCCAACCACGTCGAGCGGATCCAGGCCGCGCTGGCCACCCTCCTGATGATCATGACGCCACCAGCGGACCTCGTCCATGCCCCGGCCGTGGGAGCCTCCTCGGGAAACCGCCGGGCCGCCAGCAGACCGTCAAAGCGTTCTACCAGGCGGCGGTCTGCCTCGGCGGCTGGATGACAGCAGAGCAGTTCTGGTCGCTCTCTCCCACGGAATTCTGGTGGTGGGTGGAGGCCAGGACGCCGAAGCCAACATGGGGCGACAAGCACCCCATGTCCGAAGACGAAGTTCGCGACATCTATGAAGACGCCTATGGGCCGTATCAGCCGCCTGAACACGGTTGATGCGGACCCGCGCGCGTCCGGGGGAAACACATGAGCGGCACTCTGCAGATCGGCGGCCTGCATATCAGCCTGTCGATGAGCCAGGCTGAGTTCCTGGCCGCGGCGAAGACGGCCGAGGGCGCGATGAACCGGCTGGCGGTGCGCTTCGGCGTCGCCGCCGGCGCCGGCGCGGCCGCCGGCCAGATGTTGGCCAATTCCCTGACCGCCGCGGCGCGCGGCATTGCCGGCGGCTTCAAGGGGGCGATCGACGGGATCGGCGACCTGGTCGACGCCTCGTCGAAGTTCGGCATTCCCGTGGAGCAGCTCGCCGTGCTGAAACACGCGGCCGAGCTGTCGGGGGCTTCCTTCGAGCAGCTTGGCGTCGGCGCCGGCAAGCTGGCCAAGAGCCTCGCCGAGATCGCCGGCGGCAAGACGGACAGCCCGGCGGCCAAGGCGCTCACCGCGCTCGGCATTTCGGCCAAGGACTCGGCCGGCCAGCTCAAGGG